TTACAGCGGTGTATCCAGCGGCTGTGTTCCGAAGTACGCGCAGATCGCTTCATAGTAAGCGCGCGCCACTGTCTTACAGCCTTCTTCGCTGCCAAACTGTGCAACGTCCTCTTCGCTGGTCACAAAGCACTGTTCTGCCAGAACCGCCGGACAGTTTACATCTTCCAACAAGGTAAAGCTTCGCTCGTCCCTTACTTCGGTATGGGTACTCTCTACGAGCTGCTTTACCTCGCCCTGATAATAAATGTACCGGATGCCGCCGTGGCCGCGGAGCTTTGCGCCTGCGGCCTGCATTCCCTGTGCCAGCTGCTGCGCGAAGTAATAGCTCTCCTGATGCCATGTACGGCCCGGAACGGACGGATAACACTCAAAGCCCGACGCGGCAGAACCCTCCGGCGCGGAGTTGCCGTGGATGGACAGCAGCAGCTGCGGGCTCTGGGCATTGATGGCCTCTGCCCGCTCGCTGGGCTTTGCGGTGACATCATAGCTTTCACGGGAACGCAGCGGGATGTAATTAGGGTCGGCCTCCAGCAGCGCAAACAGAGCCTCGGAGGTCTGGGCCGTCATCTCTTTTTCTTCGACGACTCCCCTTGCGCCCGGGTCGCTTCCGCCGTGGCCGGCATCAATGCAGACCCGGTAGGGCGGGTCGCCCACCACAGGCCGGAAAGGTTCTTCCCCACTCTCATTTCGCCCGGAGCCGAACAGCGCTGCTTTCCAAAGGAAAAATGCTGCACTGAAGCAGACGACGCACACCAAAAGGCCGATGACCGTCGCAGCGGACGGGCCGCACTGTTTTCTCCGGCGTGCGTGTCTTGGATTTGAACGTCCTGCCATCGGCTTACTTCAGCTCGACGACGGTCACGCCGCTCTCGCCCTCGCCGTAACGGCCCAGACGGAAGCTCTTGACCATTCGGTTTCCCCGCAGATGCTTATGGATCGCAGTGCGCAGTGCGCCGGTACCATTGCCGTGGATGAGATATACCACAGTCTGGCCGTTCAAAATCGCACGGTCGATGAAGGAATCCACCTCCGGCAGCGCCTCGTCTACGGTAAGACCCAGCAGGTTGCATTCCATCTTTGCCGTGCGCTGCACGCGCTCTACCCTGCCATTGGGCCGGTTAGCATCGCCGGTCAGGCGGGAGTAACGCTGCTGTGCCTTGGTCTGAGGCTTCGTCTCCTTGACCAGCTTTTCCGGCTGCTTGAGGCCTTTGAGCGGCACTTTCGTCTTGATGATGCCGGCCCGTACGAGAACATCGCCGTTTTTATCCGGCAGAGAGAGCACGGTAGCCAGCTGGTTCAGCTCTGCGATGCAGACCTCCTGCCCTACCTTGACTTCCTTCAGCGAAACGAACTCCTTGACCGGGTTGTGTACCACTTCGGTCCCCATAAAGAGCTTTTCGGACTCTTTCTTGGCGATCTCACGGGCGCGCTGGGCCTTCTGCTGGGTGCTCATCCGCTCGTCTTTCTGGATCTGGCGCAGCTCATCCGTCAGAGCGTAAGCCTTGCTCTCGACCTCCTGCGCCAGTGCGCGGGCCTTGGCGCGGGCAGCTTCCAGCTCATTCTCGCCCTGCTGGATAAGCTCATCGCGCTTCTGACGGGCTGCATCCAGCTGGTGGGCAGCCTCGTTTTTCAGGCCTTCCACCTCGTCCTGACTGGCTTTGAGCTGGAGCTTCAAATCATCCAGCTGGCCCAGAACGGCGTCCAGACGCTTGTCTTCCGCGGACAGATGCTGCTGTGCAGCCTCAATGACCCGCTCCGGGATGCCGAGCTTTTCGCTGATAAGGAAAGCGTTGGACTTGCCCGGAACGCCGACGCTGAGCTTATAGGTGGGGCGCAGCGTCTCCAAATCGAACTCGCAGCTGGCGTTGACGACGCCCTTTGTCTCGAGAGCGAACACCTTCAATTCTGCATAGTGCGTTGTGGCCATCAGGAGCACACCGCGGCGGCGCAGCTCTTCGATGATGGCAACAGCCAGTGCCGCACCCTCCGCCGGGTCGGTACCGGCGCCAAGCTCGTCCAGAAGCACCAGCGTGTGGGGCATGGCAAGCTCAAGGATGCCGGTGATCTTCTTCATATGGCCGGAAAAGGTGGACAGGCTCTGCTCAATGCTCTGCTCATCGCCGATGTCCACGAGGAATTCGTCGAAGACACAGATCTCACTGCGCTCATCCGCCGGGATGAGGAAGCCGCACTGTGCCATCGCGCAAAGCAGACCGGCCGTTTTCAGAGTGACGGTCTTACCGCCGGTGTTGGGGCCAGTGATGATGAGCGAATCATATTCCCTGCCCAGCGAAATATCGACAGGAACGCACTTCTTTGCGTCGATGAGCGGATGACGCGCCCGGATGAGCGAGAACGACGTATCCGTCCGGACAGTGGGTTTGAACGCCTTCATATCCAGTGCAAGGCGGGCTTTTGCAAGCAGGACGTCGATTTCCAGCATGGCCTTATAGCTGTACTGGAACTGCGGCTCAATGGCTGCGACCTGACCGGTAAATGCTACCAGAATACGCTCGATCTCCTGGGCTTCCTGTGCGCGGTACTGAAGGATGCGTGCGTTTGCCTCCACAACAGCCTGAGGCTCGACGAAGACGGTCGCACCGGTAGATGAGACGTCATGGATGATACCGCTCACCTCTCCGCGATACTCGCTTTTGACAGGAACGACATACCGGCCATTTCGGATGGAGACGACGCTCTCCTGTAAGTACTTGGAGGTGTCCATATTCCGAACCATGCTTTCCAGACGGTCGCGGATGCTGTTTTCAGTCGCACGGATCTTCTTGCGCAGGTCGTTCAGGGTGTGCGATGCCGTATCTGCCATTGCATCCGGTGCAAGGATGGCACTCGAAATTTGCTGCTCAAGGCCCGGCTGAGGAGCCAGCGCATAGAATAAGTCGTCCGTCGGAAGTGCATCGTGTTCCGAAGAGCCATACCAGCTGACGAGGTTCTGAAAGTTGCGAAGCGCACCGGCCACCATCAGCAGTTCACCCATTGAAAGGACACCGCCCTTGACGGCGCGGGCGGCCAGCTGACTGACGCCCTCTACTCCACCGAAGCGGGGCGAGCCGTTCTTGATGAGCAGTGAATTGATGGCATCGGTCTGTTCCAGCGCATACCGCACTTCATCGGGGTCGCACTGAGGCTCGATGGCAAGGAGCTTTTCGCGGGACTCCCTGCACACACAGCCCTCCGCCGCCCGGGCAATGATCTTGTCCAGTTCCAGCGTTTTCAAATAACTTGTTTCCATAATTTTACTACCCTTTTTCACAAAAATGCAGCATCTTCAAGATGCCTCAAAAAATACCGACCCATCGTATTTTCAGACGAAATGCAGTCGTTTTTCATGTTGTCAGTTTTTCTTCCTCCATTTCCTATATCCACGTATTTCCTTATAACTCTACATATTTTTATGGGAATTGGTGTCAAAATTGGTGTCAGAAGCCATATAGTGCCGAAACGCTTTGATAGCGTTTTTCTCGTTCATGTGACTGTAGAGTTCAAGGGTCATCTCCATCTTCTTATGCCCCATAATATACTGTATGGCTTTCAGGTTCATTCCTGATAGCACAAGTCTGGTACAAAGCATATGTCGGAGTGAATGCGGGGTGATGAGCGGTAAGGTATCCTGAGGATGAGACTCATTGTATTTCATTATGATTTTTTTCAGGTTGGCTTCGACACTCGGTGTTCGCCTTGGCTTGCCGCATGGCGTTATCTGAAAAAATCCGCTGTACCCATCCACAACCGGTTCCTTATCCAGCCGAGGGCGAATCGCGATCATATGCTCGAAAGCTTCTTTTGCCTTCGCAGACATCGGGATCGTTCGCACCCCCTGCTTTGTTTTGGGGGCTTCGATGAACAATTTCCCGGCGTAATAGATCAACTGATGCTCCACTCGCACAACATTTCTCTCGAGATCCACGTCATCCACGGTCAACCCGCAGAATTCACTTACGCGCAGCCCGGTCTCATGTAATATTATTACCTCATCGAGATGCTTTGTCAATCTTCTGTTTTCGCGGCAAAAGTCGATCAGTCTTTCGTATTGTTCCTCCGTCAGGATCGCTTTTTCTTTTTCTTCTTTCGGGATCACCTTGGATAGCGTGAATCGGAAAGGATTTTCAGCGATAAGCTTGTCCTCACAGGCAGACCCAAACGCCTGAAGCAGTGCGACCTTGAAATTCTCTATTGTGCCGTAAGCATAGCCATCTTCGTACAGGCCTATTACAAACATCTTTCCTTCGCTCCTGGTAACGGACGAAATATCTCTGTCCGCGATTGGGTGCTCCTTGAGAACCGAGATGATACACTTGGCGTTCGCCCTCGTGTTTTTCCTTATAGATAGCTTTCGTATCTCCGCAAATTTCAACATCAGTTCCAGCACCGTCATGTTAGCGGAAAGCACATTGATGCCGCTGCGCCGCATCTCCTCCACTTCGTCCTCTTTGTCCCGCAGGGTTTTCAGGTCCATCGCATAAAGGATGTGCCTTTCGCCTCGCCGATCTGTCCACCTGTACTGATACCTCCCGTCCTTCCTTTGGCTCTCCCCTTCCTTCAGCGCTCTTCCCTTATTGTCTTTTCTTCGTTTCATAGTAGAACTCCTTACATTATAAGAAGCTCTGATGTGACACCCCGAGTATACCACACCAAAGCCTCGGATGCCAGCCATCTCACACGGAATAGGTCCGGTCGATGTACTTCTCCAGCGCCCTGCGCTTGATGAGCCGTTTGGTTCCCACCCAGAGCACAAGGTTCTGCTCGTCGTTGGTGATGTCCCGCAGCCGGTTCTCGCCTATTCCCGTATAAGCCGCGGCTTCTTCCAATGTAAGGGTCGTTTTCTCCCATACCGGAACTTCTTTCATGCCGTAAACCTCTTTTCTTTATAAAAGTCTTTACAAAAGGATATTACGGGCAAAAATGGGCGTGTGCGTCCTGTTTTTTCTCGTTTCAGGCATGAGTAATGGGTCGTTTTGAAAAATTCCTTCTAATCTAGAATAGAGTTCAAAAAAGAAAAGTCCCTGAAATCCTCGCCCGCCACGGGCAAAAATATCAATGAGACTTTTCCCGCACACAGTCAGGACTCCATTTTGATGCCAAGCCGGCTCAGCTTCCCTCGTGTGCTGTATTCGTCACGGCAGAACGAACGACCCTCGATGCACACTGTATAATGTCAATGCATTGTTCTGCCGTGTCGCGACAAAAATATCAGTCTCCGCGCTTCCTGCTCGCCACCAGCCTGTCGTATACCTTGTCCGCCTCGATGGCTTCTTTCGTAAACGAGTTGTTCTTCCACCAGCTCACCAGTGCCGCGATGACCGTGATAACGCTGGTCAGGAACTGCTCCATCTGCGCGTTGTCCAGCGGGATCATCGGATGCCCGCAGGCGCTGAGCACCTGATTGAACAGTGCAAACGCCAGACACAGCGTCCGCACGATGGTCGCCAGAGAAATATCTTTGAACTTGCTCATTGCAGCCTCCATTTTGAATTTTAAGGGATCTCGGGTTGCGGCTCGTCTCCCTCTTCGATGGGAAGAGCGCAGACCCTCTTGTACAGGTTCGTTCCCGTCTCGTTCCCCTTCAGTCCGTGGTAGGCACGGTAGATGGTGCCCACGTTGTCCAGACTGCCCGTGTCAATGCATCCCATTTTGATATAATACGTGCAGCTCTGGTAGAGCCGGTCGTGCAGCATGGCAAGGACGCCATCGCGCAGATGCTTCTGCTCCTTCACCATGTCTATGAGCTTCTTCCACAAAAAGCCCACGGCCGCACCCAGAAGCGTGAACGCCAGCTCGCCGACGTGTTCCAGAATCATGCCAATATCTTTGACCTTGCGGAAGTTGACCTCTTCGCCGTTTTCCGTGTGGATCAGAAGCTCCGTGCCGGAAATATGCCAGTAGGCGTCCTTCCAGCCCCGCCGTTTCACTTTGTGACCCTGCTTCATGGTAAGCCAAGCCGTCGTCCAGTTCATCCTATTTCCTCCAAGGGCAGGTATCCCCTGCTGTTCTCTTGCCATCCGGCATCTTCGGCCCGTCCCCGGTGCCGTAATGGATGGCCTTGTGTGTCGCATCCGACACACTGATCACATTCTCCGGGTCGAACAGTGCTTCCCGGTGCTCGAGAATATCCTCTTTCGTCAGAGGGTTGATGTGGTGTATCGTAATGCGCGCCCGGCTCATCTTTCCGCCGCTGACCGCGATGTCCGCGATCGGGTGGTCTTTGCACCCGAGGTCGCAGCCTCCGTCCCGCACGATGATCCTGTCCCGGAACTGCCGCCACTCCTTCGAGCGGTAAAAGTCCTGGTTCAGGTATCGGTCAAACCCAAAGGTGTCTTTACCAACCTCTCTGTGCAGCTGCAGATATGCCAGCCTCTCCTCGAATGTCCCACATCGGCACATTTCGCTGTAGCTTTTCATTTCAGTGTCCTCATGAGTTCGTACACCAGTAATATCATGCCATGTAGGTCCGCCCCACAAAGTGCAATCCAACTCAAGGTATTATCCGGTTTCTTCCCCAGCCATACCGCCAGCAGAAAGGCCGCAAAACATGCGAGGAAGCTCGACAACAGTATCCTCTTGAACTCTGTCATAGAGCCGCCTCTTTCTCAGATGTACCCATGGTCCATTGCAAATGCACCCGCAATCAGGAATGTAACTGTCATAAGAAACACGGCCTACACCATATTGTCCTGTTTCTCATTCACGCCGCCGTATTCACCGAACCAGAACGCCTCTCCAAACAACGCCGGGACTGCCACGACCCAAAGCATCCGGAACACCTCAGCACTCATACTCTTCTCCTTCGCCATCATCCTCGCCGGAATACTCTTTCATGGCATTAAGCACTTCCAGGTACAGCTCCTCGTTGTCCTTTGCTGCATTGATGGCCTCAGTCTTAGCCCGCAGGAGCTTGTTCTCTTCCTCGAGCTTCTGCTTTTCCAGCATCGTCTTACTCGTCGCCAGCTTCAGGAAGTGGGTGGTCTCTGCAGAAGAGGCTGTTCCTTCCCGTATCCGCTTTTCCACCAAGTCCATCGCCAGTGAGATCATCTGGTTTTCTCTCGCTTCCGGAGTCAGTGCCGGCCTCATTGCGGGCAAGTCAGCGCCGGAAGTTTTTCTTGCGCCCATTTCCGGCACCATCCTTTCTGTAAAATTCTGTCAAATATCGTTCGCGTTCTCATCCGCCAGCTTTTGGTTTACCCGCCATTGCTGGCGTTTTTTTGTTTTTGCAAGGTTTGCCATGAATAACTTCATGACAAAAATAAAAGGCTTTTCTAAGGGTTCACGGGTATGTCAGAGCAAAGCAGTAACTCGACACAAAAGGAGGAAATGATTTTGGGAAAGTTCTATTGGAGGTTGAACGATCATGAAAACGTATCCATACCCGTACCACAAAGGTATAATAAGGGAGTGTACCCGTGAACCCTTAGAAAAACCGCCGAAGCCCGGTCTACTCCCCAGACCTCGGCAAGTTTGCCTTTGTCAGTTGTCCTATAAAGCCGCGAAATTCTAATGAGTTTTTCGCACATTCGAGATATTGACTCCTATTCAACTTTACGATAGACTTGGTACCAAAGGAGAAAGCAGTATCCATCTATTCCTAAAGAAAGGAGGTGTACTCGAAATGCGAAACAAGAAAATTCGGCAGTTATCCAAATATCTCTCTGATTCACAGCACACTCATTGCGTCCCTGTAACTATGGAGCAAATGCATCAGAACATCATCGGCGCTCTCAAAATTTTCAATTCCTATATGAGTGTAGTTGTTGAAGAGAGTCAGAACAACTGAGTATAAAAAACGCTGGTATCCGTATGGAGGTTCGGATACTGGCGTTTTTGCTTTGTAAAATATCAATGGAGACCGGTATAGGGCATGAAAGCCCAAATATCAATTATCCCTCCGGAGAAATATCAAAGACCGGCGCGATTTGAGAGGGGGTGTTGATTTTGCGACCCCCTCCCTATCCCCTTACGCGCTTTGCGCAAGGGTCGTGCCGTCTTCGACCTCCATCTTGAGCTTCTTGTAGATGTTGAGCGGGTCATAGGCGATGATTTCGTCAATGACCCGCTCAATTTCGTATGCGTTCTCTGCATCCGTCAACTGGTCAGAGGTATAGGCCAGCCGCATCAGCAGTCCGCAGGAGTTGTAGCCCTTATCCATATCGAAACGATACCAGTCCTCGAACTGGCTGTACGGATTGTAAGGGTTATCGGTCGTTGTTAAAAAGCATCGAATCATAGTTCAAAGCCTTCCTTACTTGTTCAGAGCACTGTAAACAGTGGACTCAGGAACACCACAAGCTTTTGCAATCTCGTTATAGGTATAGCCGTTGGCGAGCATCGCCTTTGCTTTGCCCATCTTCGCGCTGGTCATTACAGTTGCTGTCTTCGGCATTGCCCGCTTAACAATTTCATCTGACTTAGAAGCATTAAGAATCTTTGTCAACTTGGAATCCGAAATTGCACCTTTCTGCACAGCTTCCCATTCACGGTCTGTGAACGTAATGCGTGTCTTGCTTCCGCTTGCACCGATTGAATCACGCGCACGCTGCATCTCAACGGAAGAGATCTTCTTGATTTCCTTCTTGTTAAGCTTAGGATCAAGGTCCAGAGCCTGAATCTTTGCCTTAATTCTGTTTCAAGTTCTGAAACCGAATCCTGCTTCCACGCTGACTTGTCAGCTCTCCGGAGATGGTGTCATAGATGTATTCGTATGTCCGGATCGGCAGAGTCAGCACATACCGCATCGTGCCATCCAGCACGTGCAGCAGTCTCCTGCCGAAGTCCTTCCATAACTTCATCATAGCATCATCCACCTGAGCGTAATAGTTGCGATTATACATAATTCAAATCTCCTTTATCTGTTCAGTTTGGATCTTCTTCCATAAAGCAGACTGAATTTTTCGCGTCAGTTCGTGCTGTTCTTCTCTGCCAGCTGACGCTGTACTTCTTCCTGCACCATGCTGCGCAGTTCGTCCTCGCTCTTCTGGTCCTCGATCAGGTCATGCCCGAAGCCCAGCAGTGCGCTTCCTGCCAGCAGTGCGATGCTTGCCACTCTCCACCAGTTGATTTTATGCATGATAGGTATCCTCCGTATAATCGAGATAGTTTTCTACAGGGTCAAGCGCCGGTGCCAGATAATAGCACTCCAACCCGTCGTCGGTCATCTGCTTGTCGTACTCAAAATCCATCCAGTAGGCATCCCAGTCATATACCAACTGGTCAAGACACCACCCCATCTGGTCGCCTTCGGGTGTTATGGTCAGTTCGTCGGCGCAGAGATAATTACACCACTCGTTTACCGAGATGCAGCCGTTCGTGGCCAGCTCCCGGTTAAAGTAATAAGACGCCTCGATGACCCGTGACATCGTGGCATGAAAATATCTTTTTGAGGCGGGCTCATAGAACAGCCGGATAACATCGCCATCCTTGTCTCGCTGGACATCTTCAGCTTTCGTTTCTTTTGCTGCCTCCATCCGCAGCTTTTCCTCTTCCTCCACACCGATGCGCTCTGCCACCTGCCTGCGGTACTCCTGGTAGCTCTTGCCCAGCGCCACATAGGCCGCGCTCAGGCTTGCGATTTCTTTCCGGCTCAGCATGTTCGAGCCGATAATGCACCCGATCGTGCCTGCGCCTAACACCGCCGCCGGAATATAAAAATGCCAGCAGTCCTTGACCTTTTCTTTCATGCCGTACTCGGGCACATCCTTGTTCAGCTCCACCAGCTTTTCGGCTTTGATGGTCGCCTTGCCCGTTTCGATGGCCGTCAGCACTACGCCCACAGATGCACCGATAGTCAGCAGTGTCCCGCCGTTCTTGCGCAGGAATCGTGCGCACGTTTTCGTCAGTTTCATTGTTCAGCCTCCCTTGAAATTTAAGCAACCCGAGCCTCGCTTCGCTGTTTCCGCCACTGGCGGCGCTCAGCTTGTCTCCATTTTGAAAAATAAAAGAGCCTACGATTTCTCGTAAGCTCCATTTCGATTAGTTACTTTCTCTCCATTTCCTTCAAAAGTACTTCCTTTGTAAAATCAAATACCTTTCTGTCGCGCTTGCAATACTCTTTGTGAAACGTATCATCCAGTTCATGCGCCGCCTGCATGTGGCCGTATTTTACCAAATCGCCCCATGCACACGCCATACTTGCTGCGGTGAGTGTGTCCATCACATAATAAGCTGCAATGCACCCCGTAATTGCTCCAACCAATTTCTTCATAGTTCGTACCTCCAAAATATAATTCTGAGACTAACCATCTCATAAAGCGCACTGAAAATTTCGCGTCACAGCACTCCGGCCTGCTTCAACAGAGCCATCAGGTCTTCCTTGCTCAACTCAGCGTCTATGTCCAAATGCAGGTGGACTTTCTTTTCCGTCTCGCTGTACACGGTAAAAATATCATTGAGCTTCACTGCTGTGCTCTTGTATCCCTGCTTCCGAGCAGTCTTGCTAATCGCCTGCGCAATAACACTGCGCAGAAAGGCAGATTGGATGTGCATAACATCCTCCATAGTGTTCAACCTCCATTTTGAAAAAAAAAAGATAAGAGGGCGTGTATCTATCAGATATTATCTTCCAGATTGCTCTCTTGCATCTTCTTCAACATTTCCTTTTCAGCCTTGTAGTTCGTCCACTTCTCGTAAGCAACACATGCTCCGATGACTGCTGCATACAGCCCCCAGAAAAGTGCCGCTCCACTTAAAGCTGTCGCCCCAAGTAATCGGTTTGTTCATAAAGTTCTTAATAGCTTTCATCATAGGTTTTTCTCCTTTCAATGTAAGCCCTCTTACCTCCATAAAGCAGGCTGAATTTTTCGCGCCGGACAAAAAAGAAAGAGCCTATGTTTCCATAAGCTCTTCCCGAGATAAAGCCGATGTTACGTCGTTTGCCGGTCTATCGTAAAAATATCAGTCTTTCGACGGCCGGAAAATCTGTACGAACAGCCACATCACGAGTGCAACAGCGCACCCGATCAGGAATGTCGTAATGATCTGCCCGACCGAAATCGTATAGTTCCAAATTTTATTAAAAATAGATTCGTTCATAATACGTTCTCCTTTGTTTCGGGCTTTATCCCATAATACAAGGAGATTTTTTCGCGTCTTGAGCAAAAGAAAAAGAGCCTGCGATCTCTCGTAAGCTCTCCTCGAAAATATCAATGATTTATGCAGTTTTCTTTACTATGACACTGTTTTCGTATAGCTCATGAGGGGCTATATCCTGGCCTTCAGGCCATTCGATGCCTATACCTCCTGGCAGCATCTGAACTGTTCTGAAATAGTCTTCATCCTTCAGCTGCCCATACCATGAGCCGGTTGCGTACGGTGTCACATCGAACAGCTTCACTTCTCCAGTCTCATAATAGAGGCGAAGCTTCAGCGAATCAATAGGCTCAACTTTAATAAGCTTCGGCTGCAACATAAAAGTCACTCCTTACTTCAGAGGATCAATGCGGAAGAACTGTTCGCCGTTGGACAAGAGCTTCCAGTTTGCCGCCAAATCATCCTTGTGGATCTCCATCCATGCATCCAGAAGCTTCATCTGGCTCTTAGGAAATTTTCCTTCCAGAATCGTTCCGTCCAGAGCAACTACGATTTCCTGTCCGGAATATTCTGCGTGAATGTGAGGCGTATTATGCTTTCCGCCTATTTCGCGGTACATCCGAACAATAATGCCGTAAAACATACATAATACAGGCATTTTTAAGCACCTCCCGTCAATTCTTCTATTTATATTATATCAAAGTCCAGTGAAAAAATAAAGGCCCTCAAATCGGTACATGGTCAAAGCTGGTCTCCCAGCGTTCTTTCTTGAGCGGTTTCATCCGCAGCGCCCACATGAGCTGTCGGACAGTGACCGTCGGAAAGTACCCGTGCGAGTCCTTCTTCTTTGCGTGAGCATCAAAATACTCCTTGAATCCGATGCGCAGATAAATTTTGTCGGTCAGCCACGGGTCGATAGGCCCCCAGTAGGTCGCTTTGGTTTCCTCGTTGTAGCGCTGTTGGATGACGCATAGTCCCTTGTCCCGTTCCATGTAAAGGGTCGAAACACGGTAGACCGGATGGTCGCAGCGGTATACCTTGCCGTAGTAGTTCGTCCAGATGTCGGGCGGTTCTTCATGGTATCTCATAAAAATAAAAGAGGGCCTGAAGCTTTCGCCTCAGACTCTCCAGTCCTCCTTACTTTCTAAAAATATTCTGTATCAAAGTTCTGGAACCATCCTTGAATGTCGGCGACAGCGAAATGTGTCCTTCTTCCTCGTTGAACCATCCGTTCACCTGGTTCCATACGAATAAGCCGCCCATGATGAGCGTTCCGGCAATGCCGCCCACGGTCTTCAGAATTTCGACCCTGCGGTCAGAGTCAGCCTTCTGCACGTCGGCTTCCGTCTGATGCCACTTCAGCTGCAGTTCGTCTTCCTTCGCAGTTTTGCTGTTCTCTTCCGCAGTCTCGTTCATCTGCATCTCGTGGAGCTTTGCCAGACTGTTCACCGCAGCGGTATACTCCTCAGAACCGGGTTTCATCGTTTTCAGCGATTCCATCCCACTTTCCAAAGTCTCGTTCAATAATGTTTTGTTTTCCATTTTGATCTTCTCCTTTATCAGTAAATTCGGAGTTTCCTCCGTTAAACGGACTGTTTTTCTCGCGTCTCCAGCGGTTTCACTTTCAGCACCACATATTCGGAGCTTTCCAGATATTCTATGGATGTCGTCAGGTCGAGAAAAATATAAGGCTGTTCGTTCTCGTCTCCGGGGGCGATCATCAAGTTCCCGACCGCGTTCCTGCCATGTACGCACTTCCACCCGACCGAAACACCGAACAGAAAGCCGAGCACGATAAATATCAATGCAAGCAGGTAAACCAGATACACCATTTTGATTTTCTCCTTTGTAATATTCTGCACCGCCTTTTGGGCGAATGCGTGATGAAAAAAATAAAGAGCTGCAGATTTCTCCACAGCTCTCGTCGGCTCAGATGTCGTTGCGAATTAGAAACAATTCTCCTCTGTTGCAAGCAGCTCGTACCAGACCACTGGCCCGGATCAGGTTTATCGCGTTCGTGTAAGATACCTGTGCTGTCGAGGCATTCGCATACTCGCCTGTACCAATGTACATAACTTTCTGGTTGCTCTCGATAAACACACGTATTTTATCCATCGCGTTCACATAACCGCGGTCGTAAGTAGCCTTTACTCTCTTGTAATGTTTCATCGTAAAAATCTCCTTTCGTTCTTCGGAAGACATCCTCTTCCATAAAAGAAGCAGAGTTTTTCGCGTCTAACTTAGAATAGAAAAAAGAAAGAGTCCGAGTTTCCTCAGACTCCGTCTCCGGTCGAATGTTTTATCGTACGCCCATGTAGTAATCAGTAATGAGCTCAAGTTCGTTGCGCTCTACCTCAGGGTAAGAGACGTTCATCGTCTCGTTAAAGCCCTTCTCGATAGAATTCATCATTTCCTCGAAACCCTTAATAATATACTTAATCATTTAATAGATTTCTAATTATCTCTTTAGATGTTCTTATATGCCGGTATAGCCCGTTACTTCGGGCTTTTCCGGCACTTTTCATATCGGAAGAACCTCACAAATCTTTTTATTACCCCTTATGTTTTCACTCTCAAAAGTAGTAAAAGCAGTAGTAAATTCTGCGTACTACTTATGCCGCCTTGGTTTCCTCGGCGCTTTCCGCCGCAGGCTCCGGCTTGGCCTCTGCGGTGGTTTTTGCCTT